CTACCGCAACGGCGGGATGCACAGCGAGATAAAAACAGTTCCGAGAACCCGGGTCTGCGCGGTGGAGATTTGGTGCGAAGCTTTAAATAAACCGCGCGGCGATATGACGCAAAAAATCGCCCGGGAGATAAACGGGTTGCTGGAAAGGATGCCAGGATGGGCAAATGCGGGCGTTTGCAGGGCAGGAAAACCCTATGGGGTACAACGCTGTTTTGACAGAAAACCTGTTACAGATTAGCTGTTACACCTATTCAAAATGTTACAGATTGCCTGTTACAGTGTTAAACTTCCAAAAAATAACTGTAACCGCTGAAAGCCTAGAGCCGCAACGGATGTAACAGAGTAACAAAAGTAACACTTTATATAAAGTAAATGCAAATAGAGAGATTAGAGGGATATATATATGCCTAATATGTCTAATTTATATATATATATAGAGGAGGCCCCAAAATTGTTACTCTGTTGCCGCATGAAAAACCGAGCAGAAAGGAGAAAGCATGAGCGAGTGCACTAAGTGGCTGAAAGAATATCTGCAAAACGCCGGCCATGAAGTATTAGTCGATGTAGTGAGGGATGCCGCCCAAAAAGCGGGATTCACTAAAAAGCAATTAAAAATTGCGCGCTTAGAACTCGGCGTCATCACCATAAACGATTTTGAAAAGCATGTCGGAACGAGCAACTGGTGGTGGAAGCTGCCGTGAAAGAGAGCAAAATCGAAGCGAAGCTTGTTCGGATGGTGCGCGCCCGGGGCGGCCTCTGCTACAAGTTCGTTTCACCGGGAAATCCAGGCGTGCCGGACCGGCTGGTCATACTTCCGGGAGGCAGGGTGGTGTTCGTAGAGCTGAAAGCAGAGGCCGGGCGTTTGGCGAATATCCAGAAATGGCAGCTTGAACAGCTTCGGAAGAGAGGGGCGGAAGTCCGAGTTTTGAAAGGGCTGGATGAGGTGGAGCGGTTTGTAGAGGAGGTGATGCCGGATGAAAGAGATTTGGAGACCAGTGAAAGGGTATGAGGGTCGATACGAGGTAAGCAATTTGGGGCGTGTAAGGAGCCTCAATTACCGGATGAAGCCGGGACGAGTACAAGTGTTAAAACCAGCGAAAAATTCTGATGGATATTTAAACGTCCATTTATATGCTGGGGATGGTGGTAAAAGCATAAAAGTTCACCGCATAGTTGCGGCAGCGTTTATCCCAAACCCAGATAATTTACCCGAAATTAATCACAAGAACGAGAAGAAAGACGATAACAGAGTAGAAAATCTTGAGTGGTGATCACGCGATGAAAATATGCGATACGGGACCATATCCGAAAGAATCATAAAAAAGCAAAGTCGACCAGTATTTGCTTTAGATCCTGTTACGCATAGGGCTGTATATAGATTCGGGTCAGCCGAAATGACTAGAAGCTTCGGTTTTACACCTTCAGAAGTTTCCAGATGCTGCCGAAAAGCAAGAGGGCGTAAAACACATAAAGGGCTTCTTTGGGCTTATGCTTACCCCGAAGGAGCACAAGGTGGTGATGTCGAATGAAATTTACCCCATATCCGTATCAAGCGTATTGCATCTCCCGCATAATAAGCGATTCTGCAGTAGCCGTGTTTTTAGAGATGGGGTTGGGTTAAGGTAAAACAGTGATTACCCTGACAGCTATCAACGAGTTGAAGTATAACAGATGGCAAGTAGTAAAGCCGCTTGTGGTAGCTCCTAAAGTTGTCGCCGAGGCAACGTGGAGCACCGAGGCACAGAAATGGGATCACCTAAAGCACCTACGAATAATCCCAGTGATGGGCAGCGCTAAACAACGTATTAAAGCGCTTTATACCCCAGGCGATATCTGGGTGGTAAGCAGAGACAATATCCCTTGGCTGGTGGACTATTACAAGAATGACTGGCCGTTCGATATGGTAATCCTGGACGAGTCCACGAGCTTCAAGAATCCGCAGTCAAAACGGTTCAAGGCGATGAAGCTGGTACGGTCGAGAATCAGCCGTCTGGTTGAGCTGACCGGCACACCGGCCCCGAACGGTCTCGAGGATCTGTGGGCGCAGATATACCTCCTTGACGGTGGCAAGAGACTGGGACGGACGATAACGAGCTTCCGCGAGACTTTCTGCAAGCAGGACCCGTCCTACCCCGGACAGCAGTACCGGACATATTCCCTGAAGGCCGGCGCCGACAAAGCAATTTGGGAGGCCATCTCGGATATCTGCATCAGCATGAAGGCTGAAGATTATCTGAGCCTGCCGGATTACATAGAAAACACGGTGCCTGTGGCTTTGGACGGCCCAGCGCTGAAAGCTTACAGGCGTCTTGAACGCGAAATGCTGCTGGAGGTGGACGAGAACACGATTACGGCCAGCACGGCGGCGGTGTTGAACGGCAAGCTGCTGCAGCTTTGCAGCGGGACCGTTTACGACAACAACCACCGGGCCATACACGTCCACGACTGTAAAGCAGAGGCGTTTATGGAGCTTATCGAGCAGCTTCACGGCGAGCATGCCCTGGTCTGTTACTGGTTCCAGCATGAGAAGGACAAGCTGCTTGAGGTGCTATCGGGTACGAAGCAAAGGGTCCGAGTGTACCGGAACGCCGCCGATGAGCAGGCTTGGAACGCCGGAGAGGTCGATCTGCTGCTGCTGCATCCTGCCAGCTGCGCGTACGGCCTGAACCTGCAGCAGGGAGGGCATCACATAATCTGGTACGGCTATCCGAACTGGAATCTGGAGCTTTACCAGCAGGCCAACAAGCGCCTGCACAGGCAGGGGCAATTATATCCGGTTTTTGTCCACCATCTGGTGGTCCAGGGCGGCATGGATGAGGACGTAGTGGCCGCGCTGCACAGCAAAGGCGACACCCAGGAGGCGCTGATGCAGGCGCTGAAGGCGAGAATAGGAAGATATACGGGAGGTAAAACGGCATGAAGGCAGAAGTGTTTAACCAGATAGTAGAAGCGCAGCTTGAACGCTGCCGAAAAATACTTTGTCTCAAAGCGAAGGAATATGCTACCGAGGACCGGCTTCACAATTTCCGCGTGGCCGCGGCTCTTGAGGGCATAACTGTGACGCAGGCTTTGGTTGGCATGATGGCCAAGCATACGGTGTCTGTATACGATATGGTAATGAGCGGGCAGAGTTATCCGATGGAGCTTTGGGACGAGAAGATAACGGACCATATTAACTACCTGCTGCTGCTTAAGGCGGCGGTGGAGGAAAGCGAGTAGGAATAGAGTCAGGCATTGACAAGGGGGCCATGAGATGGATTATCGCAAACTTGCTATTGACGAGCTTCGCAATATCGAGCAGCTTAGAGCTGCCGAGAAGGTGTGTCGGGACAGGCTTCTCGAACTGAACGAAAGCCTCAAGAGTCTGAAGACTTCGACACCTCAGTCGGACCCGGTGAAGGGAGGCGGTAATAAGGTTGAAGAACGCTGGCTTAATCTTATCGCTGCCAAGATGGACGAGGAGAGGCGGCTTAAGAGTATCCAGCGGAGGCTGAGGCGATTCAATACGGCCTGGGCGGTGCTGAGCGAGAGAGACCAGGCCGTTTTGACTGAGTTTTACATAATGGGTGGTAGCGGCTGTGCTGAGCGTATAGCGGCAAAGGAGTGCTGCGATAGGGTAACGGCATATCGCTGGAAAGACGATGCATTAATTCGCTTTGCAAGGGCTTTCTATGGTGAAGTTATGGCCTGAAAAGATGCGACAAAAATGCAACTTGACAAGTAGGAAATCTATGATATAATGCTATCGTCAATAAGTGTATCCAAGGTCGTGCCGGTTTTCCGGGGCGGCCTTGTTTTTTGACAAGAAAAAATCCCCGCCTTATTCAGACGGGGGTTCTGTGGCGCGGTCGAGCGAGCGGCGCGCGTCCTCTATGATGAGAAAACGGACGTATTCGCTGGCGTTCATGCCGAGCCGCGCGGCGCTGGCTTCTAGTAAATCCTTGACCTGCGATGAAAGCCGAATATTGATTTGCGTATCCTTGTTTGCCGGTTTATTGGACATCGTGTTTTCTCCCCTTTACCATTTGAACAATTGACAGCACGACATCGACCGCTATGAGCACAAGGATAATGATGTCAACAGCTGCAAGATTGCTAAAGTCGATAAGCTTTAGTACAACCAATAAAATGAGCGCCAGCGTTAAAAGATTTTGCAAATGCTTCACTTTTTCGGATGGAAATGGTATAATATGATTACCCCCAGAGGGGGGAGGAGGCTTATCGCCTCCTCCGGCTCTTGCCTTTAGATTTGGTTAGTTCTATTAGCTTGCCGGCAATTTGGACTACTAACCATATCACGGTGAGAGCCTTTATTATTTTGTCTAAGTCCATTCCATCCGTTCACCTCCTTTCTGATTATAGTATAGCATATGTATATACAATTGTCAATAGGTTTTTGCTAAATTTCTAAAAATTTTTTAATTTTTGTAATTGGTTCCAGAGCGTCAGCCACTTGACCGGCGCTTTTTTCATGCCCAGAGATAAAAGGCCGGGCGCTTAGACAGCTCATAGGTTCCTTGACCCTCCTACCTATGGCCCCGGCCTGTCTCTGGTAGTTATTTGCGAGGTGGTGAGATTGCCCAGGGCGCCGAACGAAAAAGTAAACGAGGCATACAGCTTGTACAGGCAAGGCGTTCCCCTGGTCGAGATAGCCAAACGGCTTGAAATGCCTGCAGGAACTGTCCGGCGCTGGAAGAGCGTTTACAAATGGGATGGCGAGCGTTCGAATAAAAGCGAACGTTCGGAAAATGGCGAACGTTCGGAAAGTACAGTGAGCGCCATTATTGAGCTTGACAATTCCTCACTTACCGATAAGCAGAAGCTGTTTTGCGTCTATTATGTCAAGAGTTTTAATGCTACTAAAGCCTACCAGAAGGCTTACGGGTGCAGCTATGAAACAGCGCTGACAAATGGCCCTTCATTACTAGGA